CCGCCGAGATTTGTGACTAGTGGAGTGATTAGTCCGCTGATGGATCCAAGACCGCCGAGAAGCTTGCCGCCGATTGCCAGGAGAGGACCCGCCGCCGCCGCGATGCCTGCCACCTTGATGATGGTTTCCTGCATCTCCGGCGACAGGTTACCCCATGCCTCCGATACCTGCGTGACCACATCAGCCAACCCGCTGAAGATCTGGACGAGCATCGGACCCGCCGCGTCTACCAGCTCCGCGCCTGCGGATTTTAACTGGTTCATCGTGGTGGTCATCCCATCCATCGGGTCCAGAGTGTCGTTGAAGGTCGTGCTGACCGAGTCGCCCCAGTCCGTGACCATGCCGGAGAACTCATCAAAGGACAGCCGCCCGTCTCTGACCATCTGTGCAATCTGCGCTCCGGACCGAGTGCCGAAGAGCTCCATGGCTATCTGTGCGGCCTCTGCGTCCGTCTCGGCTCCGATAAGCTGTTCCTGGATCTCAGCCAGTGCCTCGCCGGTGGTCTTGCCTTCTGCGGCGGCGTTTGCCATCGCTCTCTTGAGGCCGGACATTACCGAAGAGGTGTCGATACCGTTTTTATTCAGATTGCCAAGGAAGTTCGCCGACTCATTAAAGCCGAGCCCTGCGTCCTGCAGTACTGAATTGTTTGCGAGAAGTGAACTGGCTAGCGTATCCATTGACACGCCGGTGTCCTGCCCGACCTTGTTCAGTATGTCGAGCACATCAGACGCATCACTGACATCCATGCCATACGCCGCCATGGCGGCCTGCACGCTGTCAATGGAATTTGACACATCCGTGCCGTTCAGTTCCGCGAACTTCAAAAACTGGCCAGACAGATCTTCCAGCTCCTGCCCGGTCACGCCGAACCTGGTATTGACCTCGCCGATCGCCGCGCCGGCTGTCGCAAAATCTGTCGGGATGCTTGAGGTGATGTTGTTGAGGATCCCGTGCATCTCATCCAGAGCATCACCAGACGCGCCGGTCTTCTGGACGATGGTATCGAGCCCCGTGTCTACGTCTTTCCACGCCGCAACCGCTGCCGCACCGACGCCCATGATCGGAGCCGTGACACCCTTTGTGAGAGCGCCGCCAACGCTCGACATCCCTTCGCCGAGGGATTTGCCCGCAGCTTTACCTGCAGAGGAAGCGGCAGGCTCAGCGGCCCCCGTAAGCTGTTCAGTTAAAGATTGCTGTGCGCCTTCAAGAACTGGAGTTACCAGTATGGTCGCCTGTGCTACTTCTGGCATGTTCTGCCCTCTTTTCTTCTATCCACCTGTGCAGATCTCCCGCCGGCATCGCTCCGGACCCGAAGTGCCGTTCTTCATCAGGTTTCCTTGCGAATGGTCTCGGATACGGCTTTGTCTTCTTCGAAGGCCGTCTCGATCCGACTGCTACAAGATTCGCGTTGATCACGGCCAGCAAGTCGTAAATATCCGCAAGGATTAAGTTCGTTTTTAGTGTTCCTGCCCACAAATCCATCTCTGGATCCAGTTCCCGGAAGGTCGCTGATCCCGGACCGACATTGGCAAGAAATGAACGGAGCGCACCCCATGAAAGAGTGCGCCCGACATCATTAAGCTCATGACCCGTCTTTGTAAGCAGGTCATATTCTACCGCCCCGCGGTGTTCGTTTACAGATCTCGCGAGGCTTGCGATTCCCCCAGCTTCATCTCCGAGTGCTTGTCAGATTCCTTCTTCCAGACCGCAATGACCTGATTGAGCTCATCCACTGTCAGCGCCTCGAAAATGTCCTTCGGGATCCGCTTCTTAAAGAACGAAAAGGCACCCTGCTCTGTTTCGAGCACGAGCGCCTCTTTCACCGAAAGACTGCCGCGGAGCGGAATGCTGAATTCCTTGTCACCGATAGTAACCTTCAGCGTTTCCTGTTCCTTGGGCTTAATCGTCAGTTCTGCCATCTTTTCTCTCCTTCTTAACAGTTACGCCGTCTGTCCGTCGTCCATGATCAGCTGGAAGCCGTCATCGCCCATCGCCGTGATGGTCGGTGTCCAGTTGATCGCCGCCCCCGGAGCGAAGGACACATTGTCCACCGCCGAGACCTGCCCGTTGGTGCAGCCGATCGCGATAAGATCGTCGCCGTCCTTCATGATCCAAAGGAACGCTTCCTCAGGCGGAAGTGCGCCGTCGGACAGGTTGACCTTCGTGATCGCGCCGTGCTGAGCTGTCGCGGCAGTGATCGTGACGTTCGCTTCACCGACAACAGCCTTGAAAGTTTCGGCCGTGGTGTCCATGATTGGAGACTGCATCGTCTCAGAATGCTCGGTCATGATGACGCGCTTAACAACGTTCGCCCAGTTTCTAAGGTTCTCAGTGCTCTTGTTAAATGCGAGAGTGATGCCGGCGTCCGAAACATCGCCGATATGCACCCAAGCTGCGTCGAGCGTATCCGCCGGAGAGGTCGGAAGCGCTGTACCAGCAGGAGCGTGATAAAACATCCCGGTGCTACGACCAAGGCCAAGTTTTACATCCATTGTTTAAACCTCCGTTTTGATTTGGTGTGCCACGACCTCCAGCCGAGCCGAGCACATTGTAAGATCCGGCCGGACAGGGTCTACACCCCATGAGCCGGACGAATTGACTACTACGTGGCGGATTGCAGTTGTCTGCTCCCTCGCCACCTGCTTTAAAATACCTATTGCTGTGTTCAAATAATCGAGCGCCGAAGCCTCCAGTTCCGCCCTGGCATCCAGAACGACCTCGAATGTGCTGATCGTCTGGTTCTCCGTTCCGCCCACCTGCGTGATGAGGATATGCGGAACGGAATACTCCGCCGGCAGCGGTCGGCAATATGCCGTCAGGTACGGGTCCAGCGCCTGCCGGATCTCGTCCTCGATATCAATTGACTTGTTGATGATCATTTGCCCACCGCCTTGCTGAGAATTTTGCTTTCGGCCTCTTCTGCCGACGTTGCGTCATCGTTTGCGACCACTCGGGCGATCGGTCTGGAAACGCCATAGGACGCATCCAGGAATCGCGGTTCATTAGTCAGCTCCACATGAAAACCGCTGCCAGAGCCGGTAAGGTACGAAGTAGCCCTTGCAGCAATCTTCTCTGCTTCAGCCTGGCATGTTCCGCTAAGTCCCTGCAGGCACTCCGCAAAGCCAGCCGGATTGAACGTGATTTCCATCCTGCTCATCCGCGCCACCTCTGCAGGTTTAACTGCACATGCTGCATCCGTGCCACTCCGGGCCAGATAAGCGGGTCGCCGTTAATCGTGTAGACGTTTCCGGCGAACCGGATCCTGTCACCGGCCTGCACATCTGCATCTGCCGGAGCATAGACTGTTAAGCCGTCCGTAACGCCAAGCACTCGGCCATCCTGTGAGAGACTTGTGCCGGAAGGTTGAACGGAGCATTCCGGGATATCCAGTTCGTCCGGATTCGACCAGTCATAGACCACGGAGCCGCGCACTGTTGTTTCGCTCGGCCGGATCCTCGTGATGGTCTGCCTCCAAAAAGACTGTACCGCCATCAGAACACCCCCTGCACCTTATACGGAATCAGCAGTTCCTTGTTGTCGCCCATGAGCGATATCGCTTTTGTGTTGTTGATCCACGAGGCGTTGTAAGTCACCGACACGCCGCCGGAAGCCTCGGAAGTGATGCCCTCAGGAACAGCGAGCGCGTGCTTCACACGGTCCGCGATGAGCTCCTGCACCGGTGCCATCATCTCCGTCGGCAGGCCGGCATTGTAGTCGACTACCACAAGAGCACGCCGGTCAAGCGGTCCGACATCAAAGACGCGCAGGAGCCCGTTCTGATCGCAGAAGAAATCCGTGCGCTCAATGCCGCCGATCGTGACCGACGCGATACCGTTTACTGCTCTGGCCGGCAGCTGAATGAGAAGATCACTTCCCACAGGAGTCACGCGCCGGTCAAGCATAAACGTGCTCAGCTCGCAATCCAGCGCGGGGAACAGATGCCAGCCGACAAAATTGCGGATAGCCGCACTTGCCGCACTGATCTCCTTCTGTGCGCGTTCCTGCTCGCCTGCATATTTCCCGCCCGTGAACGTGTCGAAGTCTAAATACTCCAGCATATCCGCGAGCGATTCAACGCCCGTAAGCGTGTAACCCCAGTTGGTGATCATTTCTTTGCCGCCTTCCTCGCTTTGTTTGCCGGCTTTACCGCTTTGTCAGCCGGTTCTGCCGTCTTTTCCTTCTTAGCCTTGACCAGGACAGCACCTTCCGGAACTTCGCCGTCTTCGTACTGGTAAATATGGCCATTAGGCATCAGATAATCTCTCAACATTTCCGCCGCCTTTCCATCAGAGGCCGCCGGAGCGACCCCCGATTTTCAGTTCGTTAAGCCGTGTAGACCTTCGCGAAACCGCCCGGCAGGCGAACCGCCTCAAGGATGCGCTCCTCGACGCGGACCGTGACCATGTTCTTGACGAAGTCGTCTTCGTTCTGGTTGGCAACTTCGATCCTGAGACCTTCACCCGCCTTGGTAATGACGGAAGCGCAAGCCTTGAACGCGCCGACGATAGCCGTGCCAGAGCTGATCGCGGAAGTCGCGACAACCTTCATGCCCCAGATCGGAAGATAAGAACCATAAGCGCCGTTGCCGTACGGAGCATACGCCGGGCCGCCCATCAGGTACTGGCCGACAGTTCCGCCCGTGCCGTCCTTGGCAAGGAGCAGGGTCTGCAGGTCAGCCGGGTTGATGATGATCGCGTCAGCGTCATATCCGGTGTTGACATTGACCGCCATCTTCGCTTTGAGCAGGTTGTCGAAGCTGATGCCGGAGTTGACCGTCACATCGATGCCGGAAGTGCCAAGAAGCGTAGATACCAGATAAGCCTCGATGGCCTTCTGGAGCTCGTAAACGCCGCGGCCTCTCACAACGCTCTCGAGGTACGGAGCATCATTCAGGAGCTCGTCGGTCTCTTTGAGATGAGCGGCTTTCTTGACAAGCGCTGCCGTGACAGGGGTGTATGTCGGATGGATCTGCGGTTTTTCAGCGCCCTGTGCGGTCGTTCCGTCGAAGTTCGCCGGCAGGTCAGTCGCGCCCATGCGGAAATAGGTGTAAGAGTTTCCGCTGATCGCTTCAGTGCCGAACAGGTCTCTTACTCCGAGTTTGTACTGGATCTCCGCAACATTCTGGCTGACATACGGGATCGTCGGGCCAATTACGGGATCGGTAGCCGCCTTCACATAGGTCTGGACAGCGCCGCGATTTGCTTTGAGATATTCAAGGTCAAGAGCCTTGAGTCCGGATTTTTCTTCCATGTTGGATTCCTCCTTTTCGGGTTTGCCGATAACGTTCAGCAGAGCCGCCTTTTTCTCAGCCTGCTCAATCTCGGCATTTTTCGCTTCAATTTCGGCCTGCAGAGCATTGACCCGCGCTTCTACTTCCTCAGTCACTTCGACCTCGTCCGCTTCGATGCGGCCTTTCAGCTCCGCGAGGGCCTCTTTCTTTGCTGCGAGCTCTTCTTTAAGAGTCATTTTTCAGCCCTCCAAAATCTTGTTAATGCGTTCCAACAGCGCCGCCTTCTTCGGATTGCTCTGCTCCGGCTCCTCCGCTGCCGCGTTGGCCTTTACTTCGTCCTCTCCGTCTTCGGGTTCGTCTGTATTGTCAAGCTCTCCAAGTACGCCCTGGAGAAGCGAGATTGCTTCACGGATCGCGTCCGCGTCCTTTTTGCTGTTGCGTGCGCCAGCTTTTTCGAGAACCTCTTCGAAAGCGTCCTTGTCAAGCTCCGGCACGACTTTGACTGTCACTGTTGCGATTTCTTTCGCTTCCGGTTCTTCGGATTTGATCTCGGTCATCACTGCGTTCTGGTTCGCCGGGATCGGCACGATGCTGACTTCGAAGAGATCCAGCTTCCGGAGCTCGTTGGCTTTGGTGCCGTCTTCCAGAGTGACCGTTGCCGCGTCCTTCACGTCATAAGCGAATGAGAACTGATAAACGACCCCGCTCTTTACGATTTCGCGCTTGTCCTGCGCCAGCTGAGTATTAAAAAAACTCGCTGTCATGAGCGGGCCTTTTTCGGTGTCTTCGATGCTTTCCACTTTCCCGATGATCTGATCGAGATCGTGGTTCCAACACAGCGGGAACGGATGACCGCTCTCCTCGCGTGCTTTGATGGTCTCGGTGAATGCGCCCTTAGCTATAACATCGCCATAGCTGTCCGGGATCCTGTCATAGGTCGAGAAATATCCGGAGATCTCGCCGGTGCCTTCATCGGCTTTGATATCAAAATTCTTGTAAAGGTGTTCCATGGTTTGCCTCCTGTTAAAAGGTGATGATCACTTCTGTCGAGCAATTGCATCCGCAGGTGGTGTCTGGATCTCCGTATTCATCGCCCGGCCAGAAGCATCCGTTGCTGAAGGGCTCATCGATCTTCACCGTTTCGCCGTTCATCATCGCGTGTTCTTGCCGCGGGTTGTCTCCGGTCACCCATCGTTTTTCCACCGTCTTCTGGATGCCCTGCCTCTCGGCCTGCTGAGGAGCCTCGTGCGTCGCCGCCCATCCGGCAGTCACCAAAGCGAGCGACCGGCCGAAAGTGATCGAGTCTTTATTCTCTCTGACCTCAAAGACGTGTGCCGGAGTGTTCTCTTCGTCCTCATCGTCCTCCATGGCCGCCTGCAGCTTCCGGAGCGTCGCTTCGTTGATCGCCTTCGCCCGCCCAGCTGCCATCGTAGCCAGGTATTTTCTAGTCAGTGCCGTGTCGTAGTCCGAACCGATCGCTTCCGCTGTTTCTTTGCCATGCGCATCTGCCACCTGGTTGATCACCGGGGTCAGGTCGTCGGTCAGCTCGTCGTTCCAGCGGTCTTCATCCCACCACCTGGCAGCTTTCGCGCCCAGCTTCGGGAGCACCGAATCGGCTTGATGTTTCCAGAACTTCTTGAGAACGTCCGCCATCTGCTCATCCTCTTCTTTCGAGGAGCGGGTCTTGACGGATATCTTCTTCGCCTCCGACTTGCACGCCGGGCAGCTGCACGCCGCAAGGGGTTCGCCCTCTTCCTGCGGATGAAGAATGCCCATCGGCTCCTGTGGATCCATGTGCGTGTCCTGAGGCGATGCCTGCCCGCCGGCGACGACATTCAGCGGCGTGATCAGGTCGTCACCGCCTTCGATCGGCGGAAGGTTGTTGTCGGATCTCGCTTCGTTCCTGGTCATCCACGGGCCCCCAACCGCGCTCTGCAGGATGCTTGCGCGTTCTTCGAAGCTTCCCTTCAGCTTTTCAGTCAGGTCAAATTCGACGTATAGCGCCTGATCAGCGCCAACCATCGGCAGCAGGAAGCTGTTGATCCTCTGCTGCATCATCTGCAGCGTCGGGCCGAGACAGTCAGCATAAAGCGCCCTGGCGTTATCTTTTGCGGAAGCATAAGTCTGTGTCGTTGTATGCCAGATCAGCGAAGGATTGACGTGATAAGCCGCTGCCACATCCTCGCGGGAAAGCTGCTTCGTCTCTGCGTACTGCGCTTCCTTTGCGTTGAATGCATATGGCTTTATCTCCATGCCGTCTTCCAGCAGAGGCATCTTCCCGGAATTAGCACCATCAGCGCCCCATCCTTCGCGGAATGCAGTCAGCCATTTGCGTTTTGTCTCGTCATCCCACGGGGCAACGTCCTTCGGGCGCGTAATATACGCATTGAACCGACCCGAAGAGCGGTAGATCTGCGTGCGGAACTTGTCCGCCTGGATCTGCTCGGTCAGCGTCTGCCGGAGCGCCGCAAGCGGGGATTGATACCCGCCCGGATTGCCCGGCGCGTACATCCGAAACTGCACGAATTCTTTCCTTGGCACCTCGATCACGCCATTCCCGCCGGCACTGATTTTCAGAACGTCCGGAGCGTAATTTGTCACGCGCTCCGTGTCCACGATCCATTCCCGCGGGATGATCCGCAGCTGGTATCCGCTTTCACTGTCCGGATCAGGAAGCAGCCACAAAGTAGCGCACCCCATCAGCAGGAGCTCCACGGCCAGAGCGTTGACCATCTCATAGGCCGTCTGGTCCGCGTTCGGTCTCCACAGGAGCTTCGCCGCCACGCTGTCCCTGTCCCGCTGCCGGTCCGTCTCGCCATCCCGCCTGTACACCTTTAACGGGAGCTGAGCGATGGAATCAGCCAGGAACGAGACCACCGCGTGCAGGTTCGCCTGCGTGGCATAGAGCTGCCGTGCCGACATGGATCCGACCGCCGGCATCTCTTCCGGAGTGAACGAATAGTACACATTCGTCCCAAATAGTTTTCTTAAATTCGCAATCAAAGGCATTTCGCGCCCTCCGTCAGGCAAACATCAGAGAACTTCCGGACGCATAACTGCTAGCGTAGATCTTTTTCTCTGGTTGCTTTATTGTCTGCGTAGCCGCGGCAAAAGCCACAAAGCACGCAATCATCGGCGACGGGTCGTCCGGACTCTTCACACGGTCCGGGAGCTCAACACCGCCTCCAAGGTTTCTCAATTGCATCGTTTTCGCCGGAGCATCAAGAACCGGCTGCGGAAGGTGGAAGATCTTCAGCCCCCCGCGGACACTTCCCGGCTCGCTTGCTGCGATCCCGTCCCAGAAGCGCCCCCACGCCGCCGTCAGCTCACCGCCTTCAATCGGCATCCGGTTGATATTTGGAAGTGTGCATATCTGTTCAGCAAGCCCCACGCAGGGACATCCGCGCCCCTGGAAGGCCAGATTCATCTTCCTGGTCCTCTGCCGTTCCTCGAACCATTTATAGGCCCATTCCGTGCCGATCTGCCGCGCCACGACCTCGATGTGCATGTTTCCGTCTTCACGAAGCCCCGCCACAGCTATGGAAGTCCACCGCCTGTTCTGCGAAAGATCAATCCCGAAGTACAGCTCCGACTCAGGAGCAATTGCGGTCGTCGTCTGCGTTCCGGCAAGCCATGCGCCATCTGGAAACGGTTGCGGAAGGATCGTCTCGACCTGCTGACACATACATTCGGATCTGAATTTGTTCTCCGGGAAAGTGCCCCTGTTCGCCAGGAGCGCTCTTTCGGTCAGATATCCATAGCCTAGCGCCGGGTTCGCCTGCGCCAGGGCTTCCATGTCGTCCGTCTTCGCCCCGTCAGGAGCTGACCACTCGAACAGGCCGAGCGTGTTTCCGTCCACTTCTCCGCCGTAGTCTGCGATGTTCTCGCCGGTGATTCGTGCGATTGCCTGCGCCCGGAGCTGCCTGAGGACCACGGAATCGGGATCTCCGGCATTCGAGAAGCACACAATCAGACCGTTCGGTTTTGCGTTCGTACTGGCAGCGGCAGCGGCCCATGTCTCCCAATCTCTCTGCTCGCGAATCTCGTCGAGCATGACCAGATCGTTCGAGTCGCCACGGCCTGCACGCCTTGTCGGCGCTCCAACTTTATATTGGCGAAGGCCTGTGAGGATCAGCCGCTTGTTTCCATTCGTCCGTGACACCCTGTCGATGTCCACGGAAAGCTCCGGGACCGTTTCCTGGTCATTGATGACCGCCTCCCAGACCTCCTCCGCTTTGTCGAGGCTCAGCGATGTTCCGAAGATGGAATCAACGCAGAGCACATTCAAAAAGAACGACGCGATGACCTCCGAAAGGACCGTCTTGCCGTTTTGGCGCGAAATCAAAAAGAGAATGGTCCGGAATCTGAACTTCCAGCCACTCTCAAGGCTTCCCACGATCTCCAGCGCGTGGATCAGCGCCCACTCCTGCCACGGATAGAGCGTTTTGCCGAGGACCGTCTTCGCGTATTCAATTGCCGCATAACCGAGCGATGTGTCTGCCGTCAGCTCCCGGAGCGGCGGAGTGTATAACCGGGGCTCCGTTACACCCATCATGAGACCACCTTGAACTTCTGCCGGATGCTGTCGAGGCTCCGGACCTTGTCGTCGTCAGCTCCGCACAGCTCTTTGGCTGCCATGAGTGTCTTCACGTAGCTCGCGAGGAGCTTTTCGTATGCCGGATAGAACGGATTTTCTCTCACTCCGCTCTGTCCGCCGCCGTTGTCGTAGTCTATGATCAACGGCTCGTTGTCTATGAGCTTCCCTTCCTCGAGGATCCTCTTCGCAAGAAGGCTTAGCTGCTCTTTTATGATCTTTTTGTCGTCCATAGGTCATACCACCGGGTCATTTCTGGCGGAGAGGGATCTCACTGCGAGCGGCAAGGAGTGCGATTTTTCGATTTTCGCGAACTTTCGTTGGCCCCTGCGTCCATCGCGCCGGCTCACCACTTCCTGCTGCGCATTCCGATCGTATTTGTGCCGTTTGTTCCGTCTCCACGAGCGCGATTGCAGCGCCGGTGGGACGGTGCAATGTTGTTTAGGTCAAGTTCTAAGTCAGGACGAAGGTGCACGGGCAGCAGGTGATCAGGCTCATATGAATCAGGCGTTGAAGACGGCGGAACAAAGTAGTCGATTGGTTCGCCGCATATGTGGCAAGGTGCCTTGTGCTTCCTGTCTCGGTTCCATGCCATGCGCCTGATGTATGGCCACCGCGATGAGCGTGCCATGATCTGCCTCTTCCTCCTTTGTGGGTGTGTCTGTTGGTAGTGCCCGGTGGTTGTGAGTGTGCTCATGCCTGCCGGGGTATGCGTATCCCTGACCCCAGGGGCGGTTGTTTTTCGCCATGCCGTGCAGGGGTGGGGTGTATTTTTCTGCTGCGCTCCCGCCGGATCCACGAGGGGGGCGGGGGTATTTTTTTCTCCCACAACAAAAGAGCACCCGCGCCCAAGACGGATGCTCCATGCTGAAAGGAGTACTGCTGATGAATGAGGAGATGGTTACATTTTGTTACTAACATAATGCCATAACTAAACCTGTTTTTGTTTGTCTGGTTTCAGATACTTGTTCCCGAACGCCTGAAGCGCCATGCCGTGAAGCCTGAACGTCCAGTCGAGGGAATAGTTCATCATGTCGGCAACATCTGCCAGAGTGTTCCCCTTTCCGTCCTTTCCGTCATCCACATACCGCAGGAACAGGAGCTCAGCATAGCGAGGGTCATCCATGTCTAGAATCTGGTCGGTGCGGATCCTCGCCGCCTCTGCATATCTGTGAGAGACTTCCACGAGTCTTGTCTCCAGATCCACAAGCTCAACGACCGCTGCCTCGATGGCGTTGGCCGGAGAAGTCTGCACCTTGTCCTTGTCGTAGGTGATGCCCTTGAGTCCTTCGGCGCGGTGCCGGAGCGTTTCGATCTTCCGCTCAAGGCTGAGAGTCATGCGCTTGAGCCTGTGGATTTCCGAAAGGTATGTCTTTGGTTTCATTGATCAATCGTCCTCTTGATAAGGAGCCGGAAGCTCCATCCATGCAGTAGCGGCACACTGGAATCTG